GCAGGACCACAAAAAACAAAAGGTGGTATTTTGCTTGCCGATCAAACTATTGAAACGGTACAAGCAACAACGGTCGTAGGTTTAGTGATAAAAATGGGAAATCTTTGTTATAAAGACAAAGAAAAGTTTCCCCTTGGAGCGTGGTGCAAGGAAGGTCAGTTCGTGATGTATGGACGTTATGCGGGATCCCGTTTTAAAAACAAATGGGGTGAGCATCGTATCTTAAATGACGATGAAGTTATCGGGGTCATTAATAATCCTGAAGATATTCAAAAAATGTTTTAAGGAGGAAAACAAATGGCAGAAGATAAAAACAAAAAAGACATTGAACTCGATACCGATGATGTGAAACAGGAAGAATTAACTGTTGAAGTCAAAGAATCAGCAAACAATGTTGAAACAAAAGAAAAACCGAGTCTAAACTTCGGTGAAGTTGATCTTGGGTACACGGACCACGGAACCTCAACAGATGAGGAGAAGAAGGAAGAGAAACCTGAAATCAAAGTTGAAGAAGATAAGGTTGAAGATCTAAAAGATGATTTAAAAACTGAAGGACAAAAACTTCAACAAGAAGAATCACAAGAACCTGAAGGTAAAGATTTTGATTCTTTATACAAAAAATACAAAGCTCAAAATAGAAGAATAGATAAGCTTACAGCAAGAGAAAAAGAAGCGCAAAGACAACAAAAAGCTGCTGAAGAACTCGCTTTTGGCATGAAGAAAAAAATAGAAGACATTGAGAAAAGATACAATGTTGAATCTGATAATTATCTAAAAGAATTTGAAGCAAGAGTAGATGCTCAAAGAGAACAAGTTAAAAATAATTTGAGATTAGCGATTGAAAGCAATGATACGGATAAAATCATGGAAGCTAACGATCAATTGACTCAATTAGCTGTTCAAAAAGAAAAAGCTAAAATTAGAGCAGAAGAAAGAAAAGCAGCGCTTGAAATAGCTGAAACCAGAAAGAAGGAAGAAGAGGAAAGAGCTAAAACTCAACCTCAAGTTCAACAAGAACAAATGACTCCTTCTGAAAAAGCTCTTGCATTTAAAGAAAAACACAAATCTTGGTTTGGATATGACAAGGATCCAGCGTTAACAGCATATGCTGTTGCGTTAGACGGTCAGATTCGCCAGGAGGGTATTGAAGTCGACTCTGATGAATACTATAATGAAATAGAGGAACGACTAGAACCAATTTTGGCGACTAAAGGTTTAACCAAACCTGCAAAAGAAGCCGAAGCCCAGAAGCAAACTAGTAAACCTGTCCAAACCGTTGCTTCTGCAGGACGAAAAGAGGTTGGACGCAAATCTGTGACACTCACCAAATCACAGGTAGCAATAGCTAAAAGATTAGGTGTGCCACTTGAAGAGTACGTTAAATATGTGAAGGAGGCTCAATGAACGATACTATAAAAAGAACCTCACGCGGTGCCGAGGAAAGGGATTCGCAAAAGAGAAAACCGACTTGGACACTACCATCCAGTTTGGATGCACCAAAACCCCCTAACGGGTACGAGCATAGATGGATAAGAACCACTGTGCAAGGTTTCGATGATACGTCAAACGTAACAAAGAAACTTAGAGAAGGTTGGGAATTTGTGAAAGCGGAAGAAATAAAAAACGACCCTAATATAAACAAATACCCAATTTTATCCGAAGGGAAATATTCTGGATGCATTGGAATTGGAGGCCTTGTGTTGGCAAGGATACCGACAGAGATCTTAAGACAGCGATCGGAGTATTTCAGAAGAATTACTTCAGATCAAATTAAAGCAGTTGATAACGATCTAATGAAGGAACAACACCCTAGTATGCCAATCAATATTGATAGGCAGAAACGTGTAACCTTTGGTGGTGGACGAAAAAGTTAAAAATCTTTTTGTTATAACTACAAAGGTTGGCTTAAACTAAAATAAAAATATAAGGAGTAACAACTTATGGCAAACGTAGCAGAAAAGTTCGGTCTAAGACCGTACAGAAAACTTGATGGTACGCCGTTGGTTGGTGCACAGAACAGATACACAATCGCTGCGGATTATGGCACAAACATTTTCCAAGGTGACCTTGTTGTACCTGTAACTGGCGGAAACATTGAAAGACACACTGCTAATAACAGTACGTCTGTAATCGGTGTTTTCAACGGATGTTTTTATACTGATCCGACTACTAAGAAGCCAACTTTTAGCAACTACTATCCAGCGTCTACAAACGCTTCAGACATTACAGCATTTGTAGTGGATGATCCTGACGCTGTGTTTTTAATTGATAGTGGTGCTACTACTAACTTCACTAGAGCGGACATATTCCAAAACTATTCCGTTACTAACGCAACAGGTAACACTGATACTGGTATTTCAGAAGTAGTATTAGATATGGCAAATTCTGGAACAAATGCATCTTTCGTGATTCAAGCGATTGACATTTCTCAGGATCCAAATAACTCTACTGCATCTACAAATGCAAATGTATTAGTTAGAATAAACAAACACTTTTACCGTGACGGTACAGGCGTATAATAGGAGGAAAATAATATGGCTATATCAAGAGCACAATTAGCTAAAGAGCTAGAGCCAGGTTTAAATGCCCTATTTGGCCTGGAATACAGTAGATATGATAATCAGCATGCTGAAATCTATACTACTGAAGCTTCGGACAGAGCATTTGAGGAAGAAGTAATGCTATCTGGTTTCGGAAGTGCACCTACTAAACAAGAAGGTGCTGGTGTTGTATTTGATCAAGCGAATGAAGCTTTCACCGCAAGATACACACACGAAACTATCGCATTAGCTTTCGCAATTACTGAAGAAGCTATCGAAGACAACTTGTATGACAGACTAGCAAGCAGATACACAAGAGCGCTTGCAAGATCTATGTCAAACACTAAACAAGTCAAAGCAGCAGCTGTACTTAACAATGCGCAAGTAACAACTGTTTTAGGTGGAGACGGTGTTCCATTAATTTCGAACGCTCACCCACTATCAAACGGTGGTACTTTCTCAAACGTACTAGCGACTGCGGCTGACCTTAACGAAACTTCATTAGAGCAATCTCTAATTGACATTCAAGGTTTCGTTGATGAGAGAGGTTTAAAAATTGCTCTTTCTGGTAGAAAAATGATAATTCCAAAAGAATTACAATTTACTGCTGAAAGATTGATGAAATCTCCTCTAAGAACAGGAACAGCTGACAATGACATCAACGCTATCAACAACATGGGAATGATTCCAGAAGGTTACAGAATTAATAACTTCTTAACTGACACTGATTCATTCTTCATTTTGACGGATGTGCCTAATGGTTTTAAACACTTCGAAAGAAGCCCGATTAAAACTGCATTAGAAGGTGACTTCGACACTGGTAACGTTAGATTCAAAGCTAGAGAAAGATACTCTTTTGGATTCTCTGATCCAAGATGTGTATTTGGTAACGGAAACTTACCAACTAGCTAATAGTTAGTGTTATCAATTATTAAGGGCGGTCTTTATGGCCGCCCTTTTTTTATGTATAATATAAACACTGGGAATAACTAAATTTTGATATAGACTGCCCCAGCAGACGGCCTTAAGACTATATCATTTAACAAGGAGAAATATTATGGCTAATACTACTTTTTCAGGTCCAGTCAGATCAGAGAATGGTTTCATTAATGGAACTAAAAACTCTACTACTGGTGCCTTTTCTGCAAACTTCACTATCGCAGCTGATGGTCAAGTTGATGCAACTTACTCAAGTTCAGATACTGGAACTGCAAACTTTGAACCTGTAGTTGTTGAAACAACTATGGATGGTGCTGGCGGTTTAGCTGGAAGATCAAGATTCCAATTAAATGCAGATGCAGCATTAGGTTCATATTCAAATGCTCTTAAAGCAATTACTGTTTATGGAGCTTCAGGAAAAACTACTGGATTAGGTTCAGCGGTTGTTGCAGAAATGACAATGAGTGCTGGAACAGATGCAGGTAATTATGCACCTGTAGAAGTTGAACTTAACGTTCCATCAGGAGCTGCATTAGGAACTCAAACAGCATTAACTTACAAATCTGTTAATGGTGCTGATGCATCTACTTTTGACACTTCAGGAGTTGTTGACAACATCCAAGGTTTAACTGCAGGAACTGCAGGTCAATCAAAAGCTCTAAACGTACCAGGTGGTAACTTTGATGTTACAACTGACGTTTCAACTGGAATTAAAATTAAAGTTGGAGCATCTACTTTTTACATTCCATTAGTAGCTCAAGCTGATTGGATTGATAACTAATAAATAAATAGTGGCTCCTTCGGGAGCCACAAACTAAGGAGAAAAAAATGAGTTTTAAAGCAGACATACAAGCGACTAGATCAACGCTGACTACTTTAGCAAACACAACTGCTGAGGCTCTTGATGCTACTGAAACTGAAATTGATGTAACTGATTCATCTGGTTTTCCAGCTAGTGGTACAGTTATTATTGGTAGTGAAGTTATTACTTATACAGGTAATGCTACTAATACTCTTTCAGGATGCACAAGAGGAGCAAATGGAACAACTGCGGCAACCCATTTAACTGGAGCAGCAATAACTGTTCTTCAAAACGTTGTTGAACCTCCAATTAGATTAAAAGGTATTTCAATCGCTTCTGATGGAACAGGAGCAGGATCTTTATCGTTAGTATCTAATGATGGAATAGATTTATTTATTGGAGATGTTCCTAATGGTGATGTTTATACTTTAAATTTACCTGAAGATGGAATTTTATTTCCAAAAGGTATATTTTTAAAGTCAAATACTAAAGTTGCAGCATTCACTTTGTTTACTGATAAGTATTCAGCTAAAGGCTTAACAACTACAAATGGCTAGAATTGGTTGTCAAATTAAAGGAACTGGTAAAGCTGTCGCAAAAGCATCTTTCGGAGGCGTGGCAGCTATTACCGATGCTATAGGTACGGCAGTTCCTGCAAGTACTCTTACGACAGGATTAAAAACACAAGCTGCATCACAAGCAGAGAAAAAAGAAACTGAAAAAAAATCACAACA